CTATCGTTCCCAGATCTCCCGCCAACGTGGTCCGTCAGTCTCCCGCGCAAAATCCTCATCCGAGAGCTCAAGAAGGTCCCTGGGCAAGATCGCCCTCCTCCCCTTACGTCCGCTGCCATGTCGCCTGCGACGCCTGTCGTCGTATCCGGGAGGCGGCGGCAGGCGATCCATTCCAGGCGTCCAGATCGTGTCCTGGCCCTGCCGGTCCGGCGCCGTCCATTCGCGGTTGCCGGCTGTGCCGTCGCGATAGGTTGGACGATTGCCGCTGCGCGCCAGCGCCGCGTCGATGATCGTGTTGCTGTTCACGCCTTGCGGCCAGTACTGGTAGTTCATCGCCTCGATGTCGTGAAACGCCGACCGCATGCGCTGCCACACCTCAGAGAGGTCCTCGCCGGCGAGCTACGACTCGCCGAGGCTTTGCGCATGCTCGTCGAATTCACTGCTCTTGTGCTCTTCGAACGGAGCGTCCTCGAAGCGCACGGGTCCGTAAGGACTCGCTTGGTTGGGATCGGAGGGCCTCGCGATTGCGTTCGAGCGGGACGCTCCATGATCCGGACCCGCACGCAGCGAATATCGTCTGCCTGCCTTGTCCGTGTAGACAAGGTACTTGTGATAGGCAGGTCCGGTCAGCCACTCGATCCCGGTCGGCACCTGACGATAGAAGACATCAATCTTTTCAGTCATTCTTCTCCTCTCTCACCCTGCTTTCCCTGCCTCAAGGGCCTGTCAGCCCATAGAATGTATTCGCATCCACTGAGACGATGTTGCGGTTCGTATCGCAGTTTGCAGTCACGTAGAAGAGGGCGTGCTCCAGGATGGGAGAGGTCCAAAACGACGGCGGTGGGCTCACATCCAGCTTGCAGCTGAAAGAAGGATTCTCCCTGGTGATTTCCGGCGCCAGGCTATGGACCCACGGACACTTGAAGCCGCTCGCTTCCATGAACTCCAGAAACGCCCCCACCGGCCCCTGCGCCGGAACATATTGCCACACCAGCGTCTGGAGCTGCGCTTCGCTGCCTTCATCGCGAGGATGAAGCTTGCGAACACCCTCCACGAACGCCTTGACCTTCTCGTCCTGCTGCAGCTCCGCCTGACACGGCGCCGCTTGCGGCAAGCAAATCACCGTCGACGCGACGAGCACCGCCATTGGCCATTTCATGATACAACCTTCGGTGGTTTATCTTTGGTTGTATCTTGCTCTTCTTTCTCGCGCCGGTCAACACTATGCGTTTAGCCATTGTTGACGGTGTATGCGATGTGGATGACGGCCTTGCCCTGGGTCGCCGCCGTTCCGGTCTGGATGTATTTGACGAGTACGTCCGCCTCGCTCAGCGCCTCCTGCAGGTTGGCCAGCGGTGCGGCGTTGTTGCCGACGGCGCCCTCCGCGATGTCGGCCGTGCCGAAGATGTTGTCGTAGCTGCCGGCATTGGTGCCGACGGTCAGCACATTGGTGGTGCCGGCATTGAAGGTGGTGCGGACCCGCGCCAGCGCCTGGGTGATCTGGGCGTTGGCCGGCAGCCGGCCGACGACGACGCCCGCAGCGATGCCGGGGTCGTTGTAGTTCACCTCCTTGCGCAGGAAGTGGACCTGGTTCTGGTGGTAGTGCTGTGCGACAGCCATTCTTCGTTCCTTTCTGAAAGAGAAGCGGCGGCCCTCGCGCCGGGGGAGGCACGCGCGAAGGCCGCCCGCGCGCCGATGCGCCCGTCCAGGGAGCCCGGACAGCACAGGCGCGCGATCGAGTTTCGGGTTGGCGATTAGCTCGCCGCAGCGTAGGTCGGAACGACGATAGTCCCGAAGTCCTTGTTGTTGAACCGCGTCTTCTTCACGCCGAAGATCGCGCCCGCGGAAACGCCGAGCTGATTGCCATAGTCGAACAGTTCCTCGAACCAAGTCATCTTGTCGACGCCGTTCTCAGATCCGAACGCGATGCAGGCCGCCTGTGCGCCGGCGAACACCGCGCGCCGCGTGTTCTCGAACGCCACGTTGTTGATGGAATGGACGCCCTTGGGCAGGCGGGTCCATTCGTGCAGCACGACGCCGTTGTACTCGCCCAGCGCGCCGGTGAAGATCGGGTTCTTGGACCGATCGCCGCCGGCCGTCGCGGCCTTCTGGATGTCGAGCCACTGGCCGTTCGAGGCATTGGTGCGCATGTCCCGGACCTGGTAGGGGTGCAGGAACATCACGTACTTGTCCTCGCCATCCACACGCAGCGGCCGGATGATCGGAATGCCGTTCTCGAAATAGGTCTTGGCGCGCGCCACACACGCGTCGATCAGCGACAGGTCGAACTTGTGCGTGCTGAGCAGGCTTTCGTCGTTGGCGACTCCACCGGCCCGGATCAGGTGATCGGTGTCCGCCGCCACCGCGGCGTTGTTGCCGGTGAAGCGGGTGTCCGTCTGCGGCGTGAAGCCGGCCACCTGGTTGGCGAAGCACTGGTCGAGCCGCTCCGCCCACCAGTCGCGCAGCCCCTCGAGGTTGTCCTGCCGGACATCGAACGGCACGCGCTGCTCGCTCATCTTTCCGGCCGAGCGGGTCGCATGGCGCAGCTGATTGACCACCAAGGTGTCGCTGTACGTGGTAAGGGCCTCTTCCTGCCCTTCCAGGGTCGCGTCGCCCTGGACGCCTTCGCCGACCAGGCGCATGCGCAGCCCGCACACGACCTGGTCGCCGGCATTCTTGCTGATCTCGTCCTTGCGGTAGATCAGCGAGTCCTTCGAATTGCCGATGAACTTGCCGATCCAGGTGTTGGCGATGGCTTCGGTCATGAGCTTCTTGGACCAGACCTTCACCGCCAAGGGGTGGTTCACCCCAAACTCGGTTTTTGCCATTTTGGCTCCTGTGAGTTGGTTGGATGAAACGAAGCCACATGACGCCGGGCTTGGCGTAAGCGCAGGGACGACACGCTGCCTGGCAGAGCGTGTCGTTCGCGTCTGCGTTCACGGGTGCGATACTCTCCCTAACGCCGGAGAGCGGGCGAATGGCGCTGCGGGACCCGGATGACGATCGCGCTGGTCAGGCCTTGGCTCGGGGCTCGACTGGCGGGTTGCGTGCGCGCTCGACGGCAAGCCACCCATGCTGCGCGCCACGGCACCTCATCAGGTCGCTACTTTTTTCTCTTGTTGCTTGTCGGAGCGGCAGCACAAACTCCAGGCAATTCTCATTGTCAGTGCGGGCCGCGCGCGCTGCGAGCCTGGCGCAACAGCGCTTGGACTCCAAGGTCCGCGGCGACGCACAGCACTAGACCGAGAACAAGGGCAGCATTTCTCATCGCAAATTCCGAAGCCGTTATGCCCAAGGCCTCGATGAGCCAACCCGCCACGAACGCCGGCTGCCCGAGCAGCAAAAAGAACAGGAATACGAGCGATTCCAGTCCTCCGGCGTCGTACTGCAGATCGAGATGGACGACCGCCATGCCGCTGAGAAACACCAGCACGCCCCATGCAACGATGATGTGCCGGAGCAACCCCCGCCAAAGCGACATTGCACCTCCCGCACCACTCCAGGTTGTCTCATACCACAACCCTACGGCCGAACGGAAGTCCAACAATCGTCACCGAACGAACGCTTCCTATCTGGCAAAATGGCGGAGCGGCACTGGCAAGCCGTATCCCGGTGCCGTGACAGGCGGCGTCGGCGGCACCGCTCCGACGGCGCGCAGTAGTCCTGCCACATAGGAGTTGGAGTTGTAGCTGGGGCCGATCCCCCGGTACGGAATCGGCGGGTGTGGCAGGGAGCCGTATTCCAGATCGTCGGGATACTCCCGGTCCGTCTTCAGCATCCGGTGAATGAACGCATCCTCCGAGATGCCGGCGGGTAGTGGGATCGCGATGCCAGATTCATGGTCTTCGACATCATTCTCCCGGTTCCTTGCGCTGACCAATCGGCCCCAGAAAGCGCCTCCAGGGCCGGCGCCCAGTGTTGCGTATCGACGGCCATGCTCATCGAAGTTCTGAAAGCGCGGGTCCTGCGCATATGCCGCCTGGTTCGTCGGAGTGATCCTCAGCAACGTGTGGTACAGCCCAGGTACGACACGAAGCCACTGGATGCTCACTGCCGGAACGGAAGGGACCGGTGTGGCTTCTTCCGCGTGTGCCGTGCTGCCGCCCGCCTGCTGCGCATGTCGCCCATCCGCCCCGGCCGTCAGGCCGACACTGCGCTCAGGGAGATTGTGGAGACAGTACGCGATCTTGTCCCGATAGGCTCTTCTTAGGATGAGTTCGTTCACCATCTCACCCCTGCGTTAACCAGACCGGGGCGATCATGAGCGGCGCAACAGCCGCTCCCAGCGGTCGCCTCTGGTAGCCTCTGCGAACGCCTCGTCGTCCAGTCCGGCAAGGGACTCCATGACAGTTGGAGCGCGACCACGCCGCTCCCCTGTGGGTGTTGCGCTTGGCCCGTCGCCACGGGCGATTGTCGCTTGTTCGGGCAGGCGAATCCCTTGGTACCCATTGAGCAAGGCGTAGCGGTAGATCGGCTCCATCGGGTCGCGACCAGCCGCGACGGCCCGTGCCTGGATGTCAGCCGCGTTCGCCTTTGTAATGGCGATTGCCTGATCCAGCCCGTAGCCGAGATCGATGAGCTCGCCCACGCGATGGAAGCGTGCGTACTGATAGGCGGACTGCAGGTCGAGCTGCTGCTGGTGGGCCGCTCTAAGCTTGTCGCTCCGCTCGAGGTCCCGCGCGGCCAGTGCCTCTGCTAGGCTCTCCGTCCCCTCCTCCAAGGCGGCGACTGGATCGTCCATTGCCAGGGCCACGCTCACGAGCGCTCCGATGGCACTCTCGATCTCGTTCGAGGAGGTCGGCGTGGCGAGGACTCCTTCTTCGGCATTCGCTTGCTGGCTAAGGTCGTCAGCGACCGACTGCACGGCCAGGTCCAGCGTGGCTGCCGGATCCACACTCTCACCAAGGCCCCCCAGCGTTTCCGACGAGCGCGATCGCACCGTTTCCTCGAGCGGCGCTGGTGCCGACTGCTCTTCTCCAAGCTCGGCCGAAGGAGCCGGCGGCTCGCAGGCAATCGCACTTTCCGCGTTCAACACAGTGGCCTGATCGTTTGGTTCTGACATGATCGCTCACCTCCAACTCGTCGACTGCGCGGCCTCGTTCAGTTCCTGAGCAGTTTTTGCCAACGATCCCCCTTGGTCGCCTCGGCGAATTCCTCATCGCTCATGCTTGCCAGGGCTTCGAGCGTAAGAGTGCCCGAGGGTCCTCCGCCGGCCGCAGAGAGCGATTTCGAAGCGGCTTGGCCACGCGCCGCCAGCGCCACCTTCTCGGCTTCGCTCATTCCGCCCGGTCGCGCGAGCGGCGGCACCTTGCCCGACATCGAATCCGAGATACCGCCGCCATAGCCATGACGCCGGGCGTAGTCGTAGATGATCTCGGCCGGATTGCGCCCCTTGGCGTAAGCGTTCTGAATGATCTCCAGTTCGTTCTCGAAGGTAATCTCCAGCGCCTCCTGTGGCGCATAGCCCAGCGCACGCAGTTCCGAGACGCGCGCCTGCCGGGCATGCTGATAGGCAGCGAGAAAGTCCGGCCGCTCCTGCATGACCTCGCGGACCGACTGCATGACTTGCGTGCGGAATGCTGCCTCCGCCTCCACATCAGCTATCGGCGACGGGTGCTCCGATGCCGCTTGGACCATCTGCTCTCCGGGATCCACGGCCCTGTCGGTGCCACCCTCCGCGTTCGGCGCATCCCCTTGCTGTGCGAGCTCGTGCAGAAGATCAAGCCGACCCTGCAGCCTCCGCTGCGCTTCGATTGCACCCTGCAGCTCGCGCTGCAGTTCCTTTCGCCGTGCCCGCTCCTCCGCCAAGGCCCCATAGGGAACAGTACGCTGCGGTCGGACACCTGCCGGGTCACCCGCTGCGGGCTGGAAGGGTGTATCCAGCCGGATGTCGGCGCGCGCATCCGGCAGTTCGGCCGGCAGCTCCCCGGCCACTGCCTGCTCCAACGGCTCGCGCCCGCCCTCGGTCAATACGTTAGTTTCGTTCATCGCCAACTCGCTATTCAACGATTACCTTGGCCGGTCCCGGCCCGAGTGATGAGTTCGCCAACTGCCTTCGGCGGCCGTGCCTCTGTTCTGCGGCCGGAAGCCTGGATCAAATTGGGTCCAACGCGATCCGTAACGCGATCTCCCAGGCGATAACCGCTCCAACTATGCCAACTGCGGCCATGATAGTAAGAGCGACCAAGACTCGTTTCATTTGCAGGTGACCCCCATCTTCCCTCCGCCTCTTGCGTAGTCTATCCCGCGCTGAACCCACTCTTGGTCCGCAGGTCGTCGCCATGGGGCGGCAGCATTCGCCTGCGCTCAAGGTACCGGGATGCTCTCTTCTTTGTCCCTCAGCATGCAATCACCGAAGCGGTAAGCATCGTGGGCTAATAAGGCCCATCCGAGACCAGGAATCCATCGTGCGACGGCACGACCAATCGACTTTGTAAAGACATTCGGATTACCAAATCTCGGTGTCCACACTCGGTTGGGAAACTTTCCGGGGATCAGCGGCGCGAGGTATTTTGACGCTATAGACGTTCGCATCGCGCTGCCGGGAGTCACGAACGGTTTGGGTATCGTGCCGGCACCCAGGCCCAACAGAGAGCCTGCGATTGCAAGTTCTGGCAAGACCTCCACAGCACAAGCGCTGGCTTTGGAAAGTGTTTGCGACAGCTCCGTGGCCCCCGTCACCGGGCGGTTGTGGCTCCTGTCGCCTTCCTGTACCGGGCCCGCCCGGTATCTTGTGAGCCTCGGCGGGATATTGTCCCTGCGATCCGCCGTTGGATCGAAGTTGCCGACCTCATCGAATTTGTGCCGATTGAGATTGAGGTAGTCGAAAATGGCATTCTTTACTGCCTCATTCGATGTCTTCTGACTTGGAATGAACATGCACACTCTCCCAAATGAAAAAACCCGTCGAAGGCGGGTTCTAGGACAGCAGCATCAGCGCTTCCTCTAGCTAGCCGGCTGGGAAGCTAGCTATTTGTGTTGCACCTGTTTGGGAATGCAGCCTTCCAAGAACCGGCCCTGACGGCCTCGTAGAGCTCGCCGACGGTTACATCCGGATCTTCACGCCCGCACAACATTTTCCACACTGCCGTGACCAGGCCAACGGGACCCGCTCCTCCCTCGGACCCGCCGAATGGAGGAATGTCTCTGAAATCAGTACCATAGACGACGGCAATACGGTCAAGCAGCTCCGGAAAGTCATCTCCGGCAATCCCGCCGTCGTGGCATACACGCGACGCCGGTGAGAGATCGCGAATGCGCCCGCCGTTCTGCTCGTCCAGCGCCTTGGCAAAGACTGCCTCAAATTCGTCGAACGGCAAGTTGGATAAAGCAGCTGTCCTCGCCATTGTTATGCTACGTTTGATGGTATCTGTAATGGTCCCACGAGTGAGCGTTGTTGTCCAGCCTGTGTAATCCTCCGTCAGGCCGCGCCAGTGCCATATTGGCCTTGAACCGGGTGGCACAGAACTATGTCGCTTTCTGCAGTCTCGCCGCCTGCCGCTCCTCCAGCTCCCGCAACGTCAGCGCCGCATTCACATCTGCCTCGTAGCGCCGCAGTTGCAGCTCCTGCTGCTTCAGCGCCGCTTCGACCTCCAGCCGTTTCAGTTCCGCCTCGATCCGCATCTGCTGCGGATTCGGCGCCTGCTGGGCCTGTTGCATGAGTTGTGCCTGCTGCGCCTGCTCCGCTTGCTGCTTCTGCTGGTCCTGCTGCACCGTTTCGACGAATTCGCCCACTACGCTGCCCGGCAGAGGTGATGCCTTCAGTAGCTTGCCCCACGCCTCGATCGACAGCGGCTGCTTCATCAGGATCGGCAGCATCTGCTGCAGGATCGCCCAGCTCGCCTCCTTCTGGTTGGGCGAGACCGGTGCATCGTCGACGATGATGTCGAACTCGAGCACGTCGTCGTTGCGGATCAGCGGCACGTAGCGCTCATAGTCCGGCCCAGCGATACGCACCAGGCGCCCGTCGCTCAGGTAGTCGCGGATCAGATGCAGCAGCAGTCGCCCCTGGTCCTTGCGATAGCGCCGCAGCCCGTCGAAGAACGGCGCCAGGATGGTGGTCGCCGCCTGCCGCCGCTGGTATTCGAGCGAGGCGGCCTGCGCGCGGTCCGCCATCCCCAGCATCTCGACATTAATGCCCGACACGTCGCGCAGCGACTCCATCGCGAACTGCATCAAGGCCTCGATCCCGGTCGGCATGAGCGCCGGCGGCTTCGGCGTGACCCGCGGCCCCATGCCCGACAGCGCGCCGGTCTTCAGCCAGACGATCCGTCCGGCATTGGCCCAGTCGGCCTCGGCCTGCTGGTCGTTGTCGAACGCCCCGCGCTCGGCCATGATGCCCTTGCCGCTGGTCTGGATGCTGTTGAGCACCGAGCTGAACAGGGCGTTGGCCCAGCGCTGTGGATCGCGCATCGCCCGCACCAGCCCGACCCACTGCCGCTTGTTGCGGTCGCGATAGCCCGTGATCGGCTTGAACTTGAATCCCGCCTGCGATTGCGCCAAGCCGCTCTCCAGCAGTGCGCCGCCCAGGAACGCCCGCCGGAACACCCGCTTGCGCCGACGCTGCACCGCGAGCTCCACCTGCGCCGCCTCCGCGCGCTGGTGCAGCTCTTTCAGCTTCTCGTTGTCCGCGACCTCCATCACCTCGCCGGTCGCCGGGTTGGCGACACGATACTCGATTTCGTGCTCGCACCACTCGGTCTCGACGATCGTCACCGTATTGCGGGCGCGCTCGTCCGTCGACGCTGCATTCGCATAGTTGCGCGCGGCCGCGCGATCGTGCGGCACGGCTTCCAGCATGGCCGGCCGTGCCCAGTTGGCATCCAAGGCCTCGTCGTCGAAGCCGGGAAACATCTGGCGCGCCGCGTCGATGTCGATCTCGCGCGCCCGGTGGAGGCGCCGCGCGTCGACCAGGTTGCGTTTGGCCGCCCGTACGTCCCATGCCATTTCCAGCGGATCCACCCGATCGATGACGATCTTGCCGCTCGGATCCTCGTCATAGTCGACGCGGGTCTCGGTCCAACCCATGCCGCAGATTGCCGTGTCCTGGAACGCATCGGACTCTTCGTCCTCGGCGTTGCACTGGTCACGCAGATAGAGCGCGGCGCCGGTATAGAGTTCGGCCGGCCCCTGATCGTCCGCGCCGGGAACCGGAACGTTGGCGGGCTGCCCCGGCGTCTGGCTCATCCTGCCGCTGGTGGTGCGCGGGATGAACCGCACTTCCTGCCGGTTCGCCACCTCCATGCCAACAACCGCCGCGACCGCAGGCCCGATGCGGTTGAACGTGACGCAAGGCCGGTTCTGCCCTTTCAGGCGCTGGCGGTCAGCCTCCTCCCATTGACCATGGCCTGCGTGAAAGGCGAAGTCGGATTCCGCCTCCTTGTACCACTCGCTCTGCGCCCGCCGATCCTCGAGAAACCAGCCCTTCAGGCGCTCATAGAGCTCCGCTTCGGCCAGCGGCGATGGCCCGGACGCCGAAGCAGGGATCCCGGTGTCGATCATGTCAAGCCTTCCACTATGCGATGACGCTGTGCCCGGCTCGGTGCGGGGGTGGGTTTGGCGACCTACGGCAATCAGCGACGAAAGGACGGGCACTCCCCGCAGCGCGATCTGCTCCCGTTCGGCCGCGCGAAGCACACGAGGGACTCTTGTTGGTTCAGCTGTCCTTCGCAGCGAATACGGTGTGCAGATCGCGAACGCAATACTCGCAGATCAGGGCGGTCGGACCAGCCGCCAGGCGCACGTCTTCGCCCTTGCGGCCGCAAAATTGGCAACCTTCAGCATCTTCCTTTGGAAGCATGCCCTCGATCGCCAGCTTCACCTGGGTGAGCGCCTCGTTCTCTGCCACCTCGTCCTTCTGATCGCGCGCCATCAAATAGGCCACGAGCCCGATTTGGAAAGCATCGCGAAACCGCTTCTCGCCAACCGCATCCATCCAGGCCCGCAGAACGTCAGCTTGTCGCTTCTCCCTGTCGCCTTTCATGTCCTCCATGCGATGCTCCGCGTGCATCCTATTTGTTTGGATCACCCCAAACGCCGGGCGCGAAGATTGTGGGCAGACCTTTCTTGCACTTGCTCCATGCCGGTAGGCTGAGAAGCTACTGCGGCCCGCATCCTTGCAGGCCTGCAAGGCATCGTCGCAAGACATGCCGGCTGCAATCTCCTCCCAAGCATCATTCGCGCAGGCTGGCACCATGCGTCATTCGTATCACTACCCCTGGATTTGCCGTCCATCCTGCGCGGGGCGGTTCTGCACGTTTCCGGACAGGCAAAGGCCGCGCCGACGCCGCGTTCTGCGGCATCCCGAGTGCTCGCATCATTTCAACCAGTCCACCCGACCCGTAGGTTTCGAAAGCAAGCCTGAGCCACTTCGATGCTTCGCTGTCACGATCAGAATTCATTGCCCGCTCACCTGATACGCTTGCAATCCTCGCTTTTCCGGCGGCCTGCTAGGCACTCATCCAAGTTGCCTCGTTGCGAATACGCGGCGCATAACGATCACGCCTTGGCTGCAAGGCACCCCCCTCCGGCAATCCGCGCGCCAGATAGCGGAACGCATCGGCCGCGTGGCTGGTCCAGTCATGCCGCGGCCGTGCCGAATAGATCTTCCGTTCCGCGTCGTAGTCGCAGCGATACTGGCGGAGCGCGTCCAGCCCTCGCGCGCATCTGTCCGCGTCGAACCAGCAGCGCGGCAGCAGGTTGCGCACCGCGTTGATCCCGTCCTCGATGTTCGGCTCGCGCGGCAGCACGCGACCGTGGATGCCGAGCATTGCCAGGGTTTGCAGCCGGCTGCGCCCCGTCGACAGATCGGCCACCTGCGCGTCGTGCGGCAGGATGTGCTCGCCATACACATACGGCCTCTCCCGCAGAGCCTTGGCATAGTGATCGAGCCCGACCCCGAAGCTTTCGTAGTAGTCGATGAGGCGGGTCTCCTGGCCAACCTGCTGGCAGAACCAGATCGCGGTGCTGTCCCCGATGCCGAGGTCCCACGCCGTATGGACGACGGCATCCGGCGCCCAAGGCACGCGCCCGATTCGTCCGTCAGCCTCCGCATTCTGCAGCAGCTTTCCGTAATAGGCGCCCGGCAAGGCCGCATCGAAACTGCAGTAGTACTCCTGTGCCACCATATCATCGGACATGCCGGACGCCCGCTCGTCCGCGATGATCTCCGCACCGATGGCCCTGGTGTCATCGACAGTCAGCAGCTCGGCGAACCAGTCCGGTCTCGATCGCGCCATGTCGTAGAGCTCCCATGCGTGATTGCGGCCCCGGGGCGTCATCATGAAGACGCACCATCCGCCATTTTCGGCGAGGATCGGCCTCAGATAGTCCCAGGCGGCCGGATTGGTCAGCGAATACTCGGAGAAAACCAGCCCTGCGGGCGGCGCCCCGACCAGCGAGTTGAAGTTGTCGGATCCGACGACCTGCCACACCGAGCCGTTGACGAGCTTGATCCGCATGTCGTCATCCCGCTGTCCCAGACGGACGGCCTGCGGGAATGCCTCGTCGATCCGGCGATGTCCGGTATGCGGGTTGACCGCGTCCCAGATCGCTTTCCGCGCCTGCGACGCCTCCGGCAGCATGTGCCAGTAGTTCCCGACGCGCTGCATCGCGGCGCACGCGGCCCAGTGCAGGCAAACCTCGTCCTTGCCCGCGCGCCGGTGCCAGACGGCGACCGCGCGCTTCCCGCCGGCTTCGAGATAATACCACAGCCGCCGCTGGTAGGCGCGCGGCCGCCAGTGATTCGGCAAGGTGACTTCCATGGAGTGCCGCAGCCCGCATGCTTTCGTGGATAAATCAAATCCGATGGGACCTTCCTGTGCCACGCCGCCAGATGGCAATTCCTGCGGCCGAATGCGCGTGCCAGATGGCACGACGGTTAGGACAGCGCTGCCTCGACCTGAGCGCTGTAGGCTCTCCATCCCAAGTAGCCGCAGATCGCTACCGCCAGAAGGCCAATAATCAGCTCGCGCCTCGGCAGGCTTCGCCACAGGATGCCGACGACAGCCAGGATCGACAGAGCGAAGTCAGGCACACTGTCCAATACGAAGGCCTGCCACGAGCAATAGGCTTTGAACTTGCCGCAGCCTGCTTCCCCTCCAATCAGGCGTTCATACTCCTCAGGTCGCAGAACAAGCACGTCGAGCCATATGTAGACTGTAAGAGCGACGAAGAGAGCCAGGATGAGGCGCGCGATCCACCCACCGATCCGCTGCACAGTCCGTATGACGGCCCCACGTGTCATCTGGCCTATCGCCTGCGATGGTTGGAGGAGCCCTGCCAACCATAGTCGACCTGAACGTCGACCCCCTCCTGGCCAAGCGCCCGCATCAGGTCGGCAAAATCATCCATCTCGCTCGCGAGATCGATGCAGCCGGTCGACCCGGGGAATAGGCCTCCATGGATTGCGAAATTGTCACGGCCAAAGGTCTGAGCATCTGGCCCAGGCTCCAGCCAAATCCGGTGGTTACCTCACGCCGTCGTACCGCCCCGCCAAGTCCCACGGTTGAACAATCCAGCAGGCCGATCCAGCGCACTCGTATCCTCATACTGCTGCATCTCGCTGATCTTGGCGCGATAGCTGCCCTGCGGCAGCGGACAGTGGTCGCGATAGGATTGGTATTGTGGCCCTTGCGTTCCCGGTCTGCCTGATACGGCGGGCCAGCTCATGATGGGTTCGCCGTTCTCCTGAAGCGTCAGCCTGCTCCCATCGAACTGCAGGGAATAATTCGGATGCACCCGCTCCTCATAGCGGCGTAGCCGCTTGCGGAATTCCGCATCGGCTCCTGGACTGTTTGTGTTGGCCACATCATCCTCTTCGACTTTGTTGGCAATCCACGCGCAGCAGTACGCGCTATGTGTTTCCTCCTGAAGTCGTTTCCATGCCGGCGGCCACGGGCCGCGGATAGCGGGCGAAGGCGTCGTACATCGTCCATGCGAGGTAGACGCAGATCGCCAGTGCGATGGCGCGAAGCACAAATTCCCTCCTCGGCATGCCTCCCCATAGCAAGGCTACCGTAGACACGATGGCGAAAGCGTCGAAAGGTGCTCCGTGCCATATGAAGGCTGACCAGGAACAGTAGGCCTCGGAGATGCCGCAAGCGGATTCCGACCCAATGAGTCGTTCATATTCGTCATGCTGAAGGACCAGAATGTCGAGCCAGCCATACGCATTGACCGCAACGAAGAGAATCAAGAATGACCGGACGGCCCAGCCGGCAAGCCGATTCCAGCTCATGGCAGCTCGCGTCGCACTGCCCGATTCAGTCGCCGGATCGGACCAGTGATCCACAGACGATCTCCATGCATGCGCGATCTCCGGTTGTCCCGTCAATGCGCCTCGCAGGCCGCCATTTCGTCCAAGCTTGCTGAGATTTGTGGCCGATTTATGAAACACAGAGGCCCGTTTCTTGATCGTTGCCCACCACTGCGACGATGACCGGATCATGCCAGCCGGCATAACGAGCGTCAAGAGTTTCCCGCCATGCGTGTGTCACATCGTCACGTCAATCCGACCTTGCAGCCCAACTGCGGCCACCAAGCATCCGTGCCTCGCGCGCGCCTTGCGAGATAGGCGTCGCACAGCGCCTGCAGCCGCGTGCGGCCGAAGCCCGGGTCATGGCCGGCATGAACGACGCTGACCGGCAGCTCGCGCAGCTGCTTCATGGTCACGACATAGGTTGGAACATCGGAATCGGCCAGTTCGTCCAACAGCGGCCCGTCACAGATCGCATCGCCGGAGAACAGGATGCCGGTCTCCCGCTCCCACGGCCCGATGCTGCCTGGCGAGTGCCCCGGCAGATGCAGGACCGCGAACCGCCGCTCGCCGATATCGATCACGTTGCCCTCTTCCACGGTACGTGTCGCCGGCGCCGGCAGGACCCGATAAGATCGCGGAACGCAGGTTTCGTCCGGCACGGCGGTGAACAGCTCCGGGGGTAGCTCATGGCCGGCCGCGCGGATGCTCTCGAGCAGCGCATCCTCCTTGCCGGCGCCGTAGAGCGATGCCGCATTGCCCGCAGCCGCTTTCCCTGCCTCCGCGCGGTGGATGATGCGGTCCTCGAACTCGTGGAACCGGCCGACATGGCCGTAGCGGGCGTGGGTCGCCACCTCCGTCAGCATCTTGTCGAACAGATCGCGCGCCGCGATCTTCAGGCTCGCCATGCCGAGCCCCGTGTCGATCAACAGGTCGCTTTCGCGGCCGCGCACGTGCCGTTGCAGCGGATCAGCGACACGACGTGCGGCTCGCAGATGAGCGTGATATCGTCGTCGGCCCGCCGGAATTCGAACCACGCTTCTGCGATCCGGAATCTCATGCATCCTCCCGCCAGCTGCGTTCGGAGCTTGACCCGCTTTACGCAAGACCGTCATCCGATGGCGGCTGCCAGTACTCGTCCAATCCGTTGGCCAGCCGCGCGACGCAGGTTGACCAGCCGATCCGGTGCTTGCGCGCCAGCGGGTAGATCGCCATGCCCTGCACCGCCGCCCGCAGCACGATGTCGAGCGTCGCGGGCGCATGTGCCTGCAGCCGCCTGGCCCACGGAACGAAGCGCTTGGCGTGGACGAGCGCCGCGCGCTCGGCCAAGGGCATCTCCTGCCAGCCTTTCGGCGGATCGACCTCCGAAAGCCGCGAGACGCGCGCGCGCCCCGCGCGGGTCATGGCCTCGTAGACCCAGGCGATCTCCCGCGCCGCGCGGACCTGGTCGTCATTCAGCTTGCCTTTGCCCTGCAGCAGGTCGATCGGATCGAGCGAGACCGGTCGCGCCTTCAGTTCGGCGACGGCACCGCGGTCCTCGTCCTTGGCCTTGCCGCCGGACATGCGGACCAGCCGCGCGAGATCGCTGATCCGGCGCAGTCGCTCGGCGATCGCCTCGCCAAGCTGCGCCGCTACGTGGTCATCGTTCCGGTCACCGCTCTTTCCGGCCAACATCCTGCGCGCTTGCAGGGCCTCGATCTCGCGTTCGAGCCCGGCGGCCTCGCCGCGAACGCGCGCGGCCGCATCGGGCTTGCGCATGTGCAGCGCCTGGCGGAGCACCGCCAGATGCGCGCGCCACAGTTCCCCCTCGCCGGCAGGTCGGGCTTGCATCGCCGATCGCATCTCCGTCACCGCCTGCCATAGAGATCGTTGACGATGTTGAGAACGTGCTGGCGGTCCCACGCGTCCTTGATCCGGTCCGGCCACAGGATCACGATGCCGCGCTCGCGCCAGGCGCGCCGCGCCATCGCCTCCATTTCCTTCGGATCGGCCGGCGGTTGTGCCTGCCTTGCAGGATTCGTGCGCGGGCCGCGTTCAATCATGACTGTTCACCTCCTTGCGCTTCATCGATTGGCGGTTTGCCGAACCTGACGATCCTGATGATCAGCGGCCGGTTCTCGAGCGTCTCGTCGGCCGCCGCCGGAGCCTTGCCGAAGGCGCGGTTCAGCAGCTCCTGGGTTGCCGCCAGGGCGATGCGCTCGTCCTCGCTGCGCGACAGGTCCGCGAGGCGGTTCAGCGCCGCCAGCGCCGCATCGCGCGCGAGCAGGCGCAGGTCCATGACATCCGTCACTTGGCCGGCCGTCGCCTCGGCTGGGCGCGACCCACGGCGCGCGCGGACGCTCTTCGGCCGCTTGGCCGCCATCCTGTCATCTCCTCGAATGCGCAATCAGCGACGCCGCGCGATCCACCCGACTGCGCCAAGGCTGGATCCGGGCCAGATGCCCGAGACCTCGCGTTCCACTCCCTTGAAGAAGCCTTCGACCGGAACGTCCGCATCCTCGAAGCGAATTCCCTCCGGCCAGCGCCCGATCATGCGGGAGATGCCGCTTCGTCCGCGCCTCCGCACCGGCACGGTCTGCAGCGGTTCGGTCATGTCCGTCCGGCCTTTGCCGGGGCGCGTCGCCTGGATGCCAGGTCGGCCAGCAGCCTGGCGTCGATCAGCGCGATGCCGCGCCGGTTCGCCCCATCGACGATCCGCGGCCAGTAGTGGGCCGGCACGAAGTCGCGGTGCCGCCATTGCCGCACCAGGGTGGGCGTACAGCCGGCGTCCCTTGCGAAGGCCCGGGTGGTCGGCCAGCGGGCGATGACGTCCCGGAAGCGGGTGAGCGGAGGAGGGTCCGTGAAGGTCGTTTTCTGCATACCCGAACGATACTTTAAGTAGCGCGATTTTGCAATACACAACGCATCGATTTTCCGTTACACTTCGTCTCATGACTGAGCCGATCGGCCATTCTTCGTCCCACCGCCTTCGCCATGCCATGCAACTGCGCGGCATCGCCTCGGCCGCCGAGCTTGCGCGCCTGACGAACCAGAACGAGGTCACCGTGCGCTCGCACGTCAACGGGACGCGCGATGTTTCCAAGCGCGCCGCCGAGGCCTACAGCAGAGCGCTCGATCTCGACCCCGCATGGCTGATCTACGGCCATGGTCCCGCGCCCGCGTCTCGCGGCGCATCGCCCGGTGCCGCCGGCGCATGGCCGCCCGCATCCCACGCCGGCGAGCGTACGCCAACCCGCGAAGACGATGCTGACGGCCCGACCAACGTGCGGCTTTCCGCGTCGGAGCCGCCGGACTTCCGGTTCCTGTCGAAGGATGTTCCGGTCCTCGGATCCGCGGAATGCGGCTTGGATGGCGCCTTCACATTGAACGCGGGCGAGCCGATCGATTTCGTGCGCCGGCCGCCGGGTCAGATGAACCGCCGCGGCATCTACTGCATCTACGCGGAGGGCAGCTCGATGGAGCCGGTCTACGAGGCCGGCGATCTCATCTATGTGGATCCACACCGGCCCCCGCGCGCCGGGCGGGACGTCGTGATTCAGCTTGTCGCAAGGGGCCCGGGTGGCGAAGAGCGCTGCTTCCTGAAACGCTTGGTCCGCCGCTCGGGTAGCAAATGGCGCCTCAAGCAGTTCAACCCCGAAAGGGAAATCGTGCTGGACGACAACGAGGTCCGGGCGGTCCACCTCGTCCTCAAGAATCAGGAGCTGATGGGCTTCTGA